GCTACCAATCTTTTCAAAACCATACACAGTTGGTGGTGCAGTGTAAGTAGCTGTATGCGCGTCATCTGTCGTTAATATGAGCGTTTTACCACGCACGCTAACGCCAAGCAGTATTTCACCGCCTGTGGACAATTCAATATCACCTGCCTGATTCGTAGCAGCTGCAGCCCACAGAGTATTGTTTTCTCTGTCGCACCACATTATCTTACGTTTATTGCCTTGTGCTGCCAGTGCAAATATAAAGCGCTCTTCTGTAACTACTAAGCCTTTGTTATTAGTTGGTGCGTTCGCAATAACTGCAGCAGGGTTATCAGCAACCCCGTTTGTTGCAGTTGCATCTAACTGCCACTCATATAGCTTACCATCGTCATTCGCGCAGCCTACTAGATATTCGCCCCAGTTACCCAAAGACCATTGTGTTGCTTCAACCAATATGCCAGAAGTAGGTCTTTCTGTGCTGTATAAGCCTCTACCGAAGTGGTAGCCACCATACCCTAAGTTATTAGCAGCACTTACTGTGCCGTCTGTTATGAATCCTGCTGGCGTTATATCTACAACTGTCCCTAGCTGACTGATATGCCATAGCTTATTGTATGTTCCTGCAGCTATGTGTGATTCACCAGTGTTGTCTTTCCATGACAGCATGCCACGTGCTGGTTGCCCTGTGCCTAGCGTGACCTCTACAGGACTATTGACGTTTATTCTGTTTTCTCTGTTACGCCAACCAGCTAAGTTGCGTAGGCTGCCATTTACCCAGCGTACAAAGTTTACGTCACGCCATCTACCGCGAGAAAAAGATTCTGCGCCATGTCTTACAACACCTGCTGGAACATTTAAATTAATTAGTGGCATTACTTCTTCCTTAGACTCATTAGCTTATCAGCGCCTTTAATACCAAAGCTGCTGCTTACCGCTATAAATAATAAATACTGATACCACTCTGGTAATCGTGATAGTGCTGCAAAACCTTCTTCTACTCTAGCAATAATTGTTGGGTCATCTATACCTACTGCATACCCTATAAAAACGATGGGCGCGGTAAGGCAAATTACTAGATACTCGTCTTTCCAGCTTTCCTTCGAAGCCTCAGCCATCTTAGATTCCCAGTCCGCATCATTCTTGATCATGCTCATTTTGGCTTTATGTTTAGCCTGTTTTTCTTCTGCCTTGTTTTTCATATAACCGCCAGCTAAATTAGCTATTGGTGTTATTAAAGTCTGCCACATAATTTATTACCTCAACGGGTCACTAAGGTGGTCTAACCCTTGCCAAAGGTCGCTTATTTCCCGGCTATGTACGTCAAAGTCCTTTTTTATGTCTGACATAGACTCTGTAACTATTTCTGCCTGTTTGACAACTGCTTTCATGCCCTCTATTTCTTTAGATAGCTCAGAAACGTCTGTTTGCAGTTTTAAGAGGTTTTTTTGGCTTTCTGCCATAGTTGCTAGGGTTGTTCCTAAAGTTGCTAATTTAGCGCTTAATTGGCTTATATCGTTATCAAGTAACTGTTGCTGTATTAGCTTAATTTCTTCTTCAATAGGTGCAATATTTGGCACTGAAATGGCTTCAACAGCTTCTAGTCGTGAATACAGGCTTGATGCAGTCCATACGCCACCACCAATAGTCGATCCTATAGCAAGAACCACGGCAATCCACGCTCCTTTGAACGTCTGACCGCCTAACTTTAGCTCGCTGTCTTCAATCATCAGTCACAATCCATGTTATAGAAGCAATCGTATCCTACTGCTGTTGGTGAGGTTGTGTAAAACTCTGACTCACTACCAAGCGCTAATATTTCTGCTTCTGTCGCATATAAATCTAAGCCAAAATCGTTATTACCAGAAAGCATAACGACTGTTAGGTTTCGTGTTGTGTTGTACCCCATAGACACCCACTGAGCGTTTGCATCGTAAAACAAACTAACGTCATCTGCAGTTGTATTGCTGTCTTCTATACTCTGTTGAAGGTAATCGGCAGCATCACTCGATGCTACGGCTAGGTACGCTGCTGCTGCGTTTGCGTTAGTCTCAATATCGTCTGCAGCCTGATTAAATTCTTCTGTTTGCTCCTGTGTAATTACTAATATTTCTTGGTTTACTTGGACAAACTCTTGGACATCAGCTTTTTCGTCTGGCGTATCAGCTTCAACAACCATTTCATTTACTTGTATTGCTGTTGACATTTCAACTACAACCTCTGTGAAGGTGTCAATGCTGGCATCCATAATTTCTAAGTGTTCTTGCGCTTTTTGGTCTAATACCTCGCGCACATCACCATATGGGGCGTAGTTATTAGCGTATGCAGCTAAAGCATCATTGTATGCATTTAGTTGTTCTGTGCTGATATGGGCTGTACTAGAAAGCGTACCGTCTGATAGACCGTAGCCGTGATGTGCATACTCTGTGGCTGCACCTACTAACTGTATGGCTCTATCAATCTGCCCTACAATATCATTGCTGCTGTTTAACAGGTTGTCATAATCACTGCTTTGAGCTGCGGTACTTATCGCTAATAGAAATGTAATCTTCTTCCACATCGTTATCTACCTGTTTGCCAATACCTAATACACCGTTATACCAATCCTTATTGTCATCATAGTCAGATATATACAGCTTTGGCTGCTGCTTGATGATCAATAACCCCTTTTTACCTGCTACTAGCCTGCCATTTGCTATCAGTGGACACGGGCTGCCAGCTAGCAACATAGCTCTAAACACTAATGGGCTTTGGCAAAGCCTCGACACTGCTGCTACCTTTAGATTTAGGTCTGCTAGCATTTTTGCGTCTTTAATCCTTAAACACTCATCATCGACAACATATTTGCCGCTAGAAAACCCAACTGCTACAGTCTGTAACGACCCTGCAGTGCCTTGTAGGCATGTGTCTGACCCATTGCTCATGTAGCTTGGGCTAATTGCGCTGCCAACCGGCATTTCTGATGAGCTACCAGCGCCATTGTATGTATTGCTAACGCTTTCATCAGTGCTTACATTATTGCTACTGACTGTGCTATCTACTGCACTTGTGTTTAACGAACCTTCTTGGTTGTTTGTTGCTGCAGCACATGATGCAAAAACACAAATAACAGCTAGTTTTTTCATTGCTTATTAAGTACGCGGTCTACAGTTTCTCTAATGTGACGTATGTTTTCATCTATCCTAGCTAACGACACTTGCTGTCCCTGCACGCTTTTCTCTAAGGCAGAAAGCCTGGCATCGTTTTTAGCTACATCGGCTTCATTCTCGATTGTCTTTAACTCTACTTCTGTAATGCTTTTAGTCGCAGTGTAAAATGTAACTATTACCATTAAAAGTAAAGATAAAGGTACGCTTCTATTTAGATGCCAGTTTTCCATTATTCTTCCTCTTCGAAACCTTCTTTAATCGCGCTAGCATATGCATTAATAAGCACGTTAATTTCTTGTGCTTGCAAGCTCAAATGATCAAGCTCATTACGCAGCGCATCAATTCTTTTTACTTGCGCTATTTGTGCTTCGCTTAAATCTTCTTCAGTATACTTTTTATCATCAATAGTAATCATTACCACGGAGTTCCTATAATAGTTGTTGGGCTAGCTTGCTCAGCTAAGTCAGCGTCTAATGATGCCTCAAGAGCATCTGCATCTAGAGCGCCTTGCACCCATCCTACCACAGCTTCTTCTGTCAAGCTGTCATATGCCGTGTATCCATCAGCAGATGAATCAGGAGTAAAGCCTACAGTGCCATAAGAGCTGGCTACATAATCACCTGATGTTTTGCTTACTTGCCAGTGTGCTACTGTAACGCCACCGTCTGTGTTGCTTTCTAATGTTGAAACTGTAAAGTTCATTATGCGTTCTCCTGTTATGCCGCTAAGTATGTTGCGTCATAGGTATTACCAATAGTTTCTATTCTTACTCTTGGCGAATAACCTTGTGACCCTGATTTTGATTTAAATGTAAATAAAACGTCATTGCCGCTTGTTGATGCAACTACGTCTACTGATGCACTTGCCGCAATTTCTGAACGAGTAGCAGACCACTGCCCACCTGCATTTAT